GTTTCCACCATTAGGTGTTCACCGCAGGTGGTCTCCCAAGCGTGAGTATGCCTTAATTGAGAACTACGCTTAGAGAGAGGCCCCAAGACTGTTGCTTGGGAAGGTGGTACCTTGCAGCTTTTATCTGTCCACACCCTGAGGAGGGCATACGAGATCATTGTGAAGCCATGCATTTTCTTTTCGGTCGTAGCGGACACGGACCCCGCATCAGTTCGATTCTCTCTGAGAAAGGATTAGCCTTGAAAATTTTGCCATCTTTTACAGCCGCAGCAAGTGCCGTCAACTTGTGTTCTGAGTTGGCACCTGTGGCCTTGGAAACAGCTGAGGAGGTGGATAAAGCGTATCCTGAGCTAGAGCACTGTTTGTGCGACGTGGCCTCCAAAATCTTGTGTGACAATCCGTTCAGCGGAAATGTGCATGAGATAGTTGTCAAAGTGTATGATAAATTGAGCTTGCGTGAAACGGCGCGGGCCTACCTGCATTCTGTTTCAATGTGGGTTTTTGAACAATTTTCACAAACACGGTTTTATGCTTCCATTTCGGGAGCCCAGCTATGCCTGAGTGCTGGTTGGCAACGTCTCCCCTCCACTTACACTGTAGCGAAGGTAAGTGCAGGAATTGGCGTAGGCTGCTTTGTCCTATATTTAGGTAGTGCAGCTTGGAAACGCCGGTATTTGGACTCTTTCAGTTCAGAAAACTTGCCCTTTGAAGGTGACGCGCGCCAGCCTTTGTGCGTGCGGTGTACACCAACAATTGCGGAAGGCCTTGATGCAGGAAAAGGTTGGGAAAAACTTGTTACTGTGAAAACAAGATGCCGCCGATGCTGCCGCTTTCCACAATTATTTGCTAGAGATAAACACATCAAGGTTACTATTAGTGATGAGATACACAGATCAGTAAATATGTATTCATGTTTACAGTTAGGCAGAGTTAGAGACGTTCATGGCCCTATGGAGACAGTGTTGGACAATCTTCCAGATCACAATGCAAATACAGCTATATTGATGAATTTGATTGGAAATCTTTGCAGATTAGAGTCAACTTATCGTACAAAGTTTGGAATTTCTGTGTGGAACGAGCACACTGACAGTTATATGATGGCCACGCGATGGTTTCCTCGCACACGAGGGCAAGACGTGCATCAAGCCAGTGTTAGCCAACCATCAACATTGCATCCACCGGAAAATCCAGGCAGGAGAAATTGGCGAAATTTCCAACACGTCGCAGCCTTCATGCGTCCTTATTGGGACTGGGTTTTTACTCACAACAATCAATTGCCCCAAGTTTCTCTGGTTTCGCCCGAACACACTGTTTTAGATGAGCATTCAAACGCCGACACAGCAAATGCGGACCCTTTGGGATTGAACCGCACTTTGACACAAACTTTAGTTCAAGGAGAGGACATCACAGCAGAGAGACCTGAGTTTCGACCAATGCTGGTGAGTACTGCCAAGGACTTAGTTTTTGAGGCCAAAGGCAACGCTGTGAAGTGCGGACCACTATTATCAAAGCCCTTGATTCACAATACAGGAGACAAGACCCACGCGTCTGGTGGGGTTGAGAGTCGCACTTTACCTGAACCTGGACATGTTTATAACAAATCATCACCCTCTGCCAAGAGGTTGTCCAGGTACTGGTGCAAAATGAACACTATAAATTACACAGTCCATAGAATAAAACAAGCGTACTTGTTGGATTTTGGAGCAGTTGTTGCTTTGAGTGACTTGAAGATAGCCGGTTACAGCAAGGAAAGAATAGATGAAACTGCAATGAGCATTGAAGCTTACAGAAACATTGGTAGAATGCCAAAACGCAAAGCTAATGCGAAATTGGAATTGGTTGAGAAGGAGGCTGGTGAAGAGTACAAATCTGTTAGACTCACGTACGACAATGGCCTTGAATTGTTGTGTTTAGGTTACCTAATAACAAAAATATTCCAATCTCTCATGTATGGCAAAGAACTTGGCATGTTCTATCAAAATTCTATCAAAGGCAGACCACGAGAAGATGTTATTCGCGGATTATTACGCCGCTGGAAATCAACACCCGGTGAGATGTGTGGGTTTGAGATTGATCAGACAGGCATGGAGCGACACACTCGCGGCAGCACAGCCAATCCAGGACTTATGAGCCCTATTTACACTATATTGAAGAAGATTTGTGCCGTTGTGTGTAAAGAGTGTTTGTCCACCCATGCCCTCAAGTATGAAACAAAATTGATCGTTGACCACACTCACGGTTTGTGCTTCAACATCAAGGTCAAGACGGGAGTCAAGAACCAGACCCAAAGTTTGTTGGTCCGATTTGACGACCTTTATTTGGATTCAGGCTGGTCCATGACATCTGGTGTCAACTTTAGTAATGAGTTGGCTGGCTTATTGTGTACATGTTTCGAAAACCCTGAACATGTGTTTGCCACTGACAAAGATGGTAAAATGTACATCTTGCAAAATGACGAAAATGGCAAATGCATGTTCGATTGGGAATTCAAAACGGTGCCATTGTATTTGACTGAAGAAAGCACCACTTTGGAATCCACGAGATCCAAGTTTGATCCTTGTATTGAAGGTGATGACGGGGCCGGGATGTTGGCCAGAGTGTATGCAGACCCAAGAAATCAGAAAATAGTTGAAGCCAATCAGAAAGAACTCGGGTACGCAGCAAAATTGCTTTTCATCATCACAGGCCGTTTAGAGTACATCGGCATTCATATGCAGTGGAAAGACGGCAAACCTTATGGTTTGAATTCTTGGTGTCCAGGCATAATGCGAACGATAGGGAAAATTGGTGCGAAAGTAGGCAACGACAACACACCTCAAGCGCAATTGGCAAGATTTTTGTCAATTTCAGCGATGTTTTCCGACAACATTCAACCCATGTGCGAAGCATTCATGAATAGTGCAAATCGTGTGTTAAACCAACATGGACATGGGATGCTGGACCAAGAAATCGTTGTGAAAGAATGGGATGATAATTGGAAAGCTGGGCTATCAGAAGGCAAACACATATTGAGAGACATTTATGACAATGCGTGTCACAAAATGGCAACCACCATTGGATCAACAGTGAAAGACCAGATCAAGATGATCAACACATCTATCTTCAAGAAGCAAGATGGTGGGTTTAATGGTGAACATTACGCTCGTTTTCAGTACTTCGCTTCACAACTGTTGCACAGCGAAGAAGATGAGACTAATTTTTGTGCTTTGCCCCAACCTTTGTGGCCAAAGCCGCCAACGTTTTCTAGTTCTTAGGCCTGCGTTCTTCATGCTCGGTGACTCGCACAGCCGCAACATGGTTCCCGCTGTCGAGGCTGGCTCTGGCATGAGAGGCTATGGCGTGGATTAGGAGACTTGGATTAATTGTACAGGAGCCAACTGAGGAGTCCCGCCTGTTTAAAATATAAGGGACGAAATGCACTACGGACCC